ATGGAGAGAGTACACTTCTCTTCAAGCGTAGAAAATCTGGAGTAAATTCAGGAGCAAAGTTTGGCTGATCGGTTTGCCCGTTCGATGACAACATTCTTTCGTTTCTTTGCAGATACTTTCTTTGCAAAGAGATACGGGCACCGCGCAGTTGTGCTCGAAACGATTGCAGCAGTTCCAGGAATGGTTGCAGGAGTACATCTTCATTTTAAAAGCCTGCGTAAGATGAAAACAGGCTATGGTTTTGCTATACGTGAAATGCTTGCAGAAGCAGAAAATGAACGTATGCACTTAATGTTCTTTATTGATATTGCAAAACCAAATCTATTTGAAAGGTTCTTAGTAGTATTAGCTCAATTAATCTTTATGTCTTTTTACTTTGTACTTTATATGATAAGTTTTGAAACAGCCCATCGTATGGTTGGATACTTTGAAGATGAAGCAGTGAGAAGCTATACAGATTATTTAGATTTAATCTACAAGGGAGAGATAGAAAATACTTATGCACCAAGATTGGCAGTTAGTTATTACAATCTCAAAGCAGGTGCTAAACTCTCTGACATGATAATGTGTGTGCGAGACGATGAAATGAAGCATGCAAAAGTTAACCATCGCTATGCAGACAAAGCAAAGGAGCAGAAGCCATGGCGTATAGTCAAAAGGTAATTGATCACTATGAAAATCCCAGAAATGTCGGAAAGCTTAACGAAAATGATGAAGATGTCGGAACAGGCATGGTCGGGGCTCCAGCGTGTGGAGACGTCATGCGGCTTCAAATCCGAGTATCGCCCAACGGAATTATTGAAGATGCTAAATTCAAAACTTACGGATGCGGCAGTGCTATTGCTTCTTCATCATTACTCACAGAATGGGTTCGAGGAAAGTCCCTTGACGAAGCGGGAGCGATCCGCAATACGGAAATTGCTCAAGAACTATCGCTCCCGCCTGTAAAAATACACTGTAGTGTACTTGCAGAAGATGCTATCAAAGCAGCAATCAAAAATTATAGGGACAAGGTATGATACAAGTAACACAGGCAGCTAGTGCTTGGATAAGAGAGCAACTCTATCTGCGAGGTAGAGGAAAGGGTATACGTTTAGGTATTGCTCCAGCAGGCTGTACTGGTTATAAGTATATAATTGAATTTGTAGATCAAGAGAACGAGGAAGATTACTGGACGGATCAGAAAGGAGTAAGATTTTTTATAGATCCAAAAAGCCGTCCAGCATTATTAGATTCTGTAGTTGAGTTCCGAACTGAAGGACTCAATGCAGGGTTAGATATTATAAATCCCAACACACGAGATAAGTGTGGGTGTGGTGAGAGCTTCAGTATATAGCTAGGAATATAAAATGGATCGTGAAAGATTATATGAGGAAATTAAAGCAGATGAAGGTGAAGTTTTGGAAGTCTATAAAGACCACTTGGGATACCCTACTATTGGTATCGGACACTTGGTCACAGCAGAAGATGAAGAGTTTGGAAAGCCTCCCGGGACAGCCATTACGCCTGAGAGAAGTCGAGAGCTCTTCGATAGAGACATTCAGTGTGCCATTGAGGACTGCGAGAGACTTTACGGGCAGTGGCACAATTGGCCAGAAGAGGTTCAACTGATAATGGTAAACATGGCGTTCAATCTGGGCGCTACAAGATTAGCAAAGTTCAAAAACATGCATAATATGTTATCACAGCATAAATGGAAAGAGGCGGCAGAAGAAGGCCGAGACTCAAAATGGTACCGCCAGGTAACTAATCGCGCTGAAAGATTGATGACACGACTTGAAAATATCTCTTGACTTTAATTACTAGTTAGTGTATAATATACATTAACTGGAGGTAGTATGAATCTTTTTTACCTTGACAAGGATCTCGACCTTTGTGCCGAGTACCATGTCGACAAACATATTGTAAAGATGCCATTGGAAGTTGCCCAGATACTGTGTACAGCAGTCTGGGTTGATGTGCATCTCGGTTTTATACCAAGGGCTCTGAACAAACAAGAGTCCGACTATCTAAACTCCTTGAAGAAGGAGATTAAACACTTACCACCCGAAAGTAGGCCACTTACTCCATATCTACCTATGATGTACAATCATCCTTGTACTATCTGGGCACGTAGTTCTTTGGATAATTACGAGTGGACTCACTGCTATGGTAATGCGCTCGGAGAGGAGTATCGCTACAGATATGGCAAGCAACACAAATCCGTTACAGTCATCAACCAACTCCCCGATATTAAGCGGATGGAGAGACATGGATTTACCACTTTCGGATTGGCAATGCCGGACGTGCTCAAAGATTATGATAACCCTATACAGTCTTACCGTGACTATTATCATCTTGACAAAGGCACTTTTGCTAGCTGGTCAGCTAGAGAGCGTCCCCCTTGGTGGGATGACGATCTCGCAGACTACGAAGAGAGGATCACCGCGAAATGACTAGTTTACAAGATAAGGCTTGGGAACGAGCTGTAAAGAAAGATAAACCAAAAGTAGCAACTCCATATGATTGGGAAGATTTCTTTAAAATGCTACAAGAGAAAAAGGAGACAAAGGACAAAAAATGAAAACGATAGGATTTTGGATTTACGATACCTATAATTTCTTTTTCAGTCTCAAAGCAAATCCTTTACGATTTATACCGAATGCGTTTACACAGTATATACTGATGTTTTATCTGTCGGTCATGTGGACTGTTGTGTTCACGCTTTGGACTGGGTATAGTATTTACTTTGGTATTGGAAGTGTCGGTGGACACTTGTTACTAATTAGTGCATTTTTTATCACTGCTCTTACATTTCAAGATGCAGAAAAGAATGGTCATTTGTGGGTACAGCGAGTTAAGCCTACCCCAGTAGAAAAGAGGAGATGCGTGTGGGATTTAGAAAACGAGGGCTAATTTTAGCATTGGGTATTGCTTTGGTAGGATGTGGACAGAATGACCCAGGTCTAGCAAAAACTATGGGCATCACAAAAGCACAGCGTGCTGCGATTGAAGACCGAATCAAGCCCTTTAGTGTAGTAAATGTAATAGGTGGAACTGCTGTTGCTGCTGTTGCTGCATTGCCTGGCGAAGCGAAGTATGCTGCATGTGGAGCATGCCATGGTTCAAATGGGGGCGGGGGTGTAGGCCCTGCACTTGCTGGACAAACAGTGCAGTATATTGTTGGTAGACTCAACCAGTACAAAGCAGGCGAAAAAGTAGGCAATCAAAGCAATATGATGTGGGGTCAGGCAGCAGGACTGTCCGATACTGATATTAATGATCTTGCGGAGTACATTAAAACACTATGATGGGAACATTAAATATTGTAGAGGTACACTACGGAGACAAAACCGTTTATAGAGTAACGGAAGAAAGAAAAAACGGTGAAATAGCTACGGTAGGGAAGTTTCAAACTAAAGATAAAGCACAGTATTATATAAATGTGCGACAGCAAAAAGATCCGAGGCATAATCAATGGTAGAACAGGAGACAGAGAGTGTCAAGACGAATCAAGAAAAAAGATCACGAGAACTTATCCGACACCAATATACAGAAAGTGATCGGTCTACTGAATGGTACTTCCCCAATCTCAAAGAAGGAAGCCTGTGGTATCCTGAATATAGCATACAATACAACACGGCTACAGAGAATAATTGATGAATTTGAAGAAACGAAAGCGTATCGCGAAAAAAGGAAATCGCAAAACAAAGGTAAAGCTGCCACCAAAGACGAAGTGGCTGATGCGGTTACTCGATTCTTATCTGGCGACACCATCTCTGAAATCTCAGCGGGGTTATACAGATCGTCAGGATTTGTCAAAGCCATCATCGAACGTACGGGAGTTCCGCAAAAACAAGAAGGAAGATGTGACTATCTCCCAGACGAGTGCATTGCAGAAGATTTTGCTGAAGGAGAGATAGTATGGTCGGCACGGTATCACGGGCCTGCTATAATTAAACAAGAATTGTCAATAGATTATCAGGCAGAAAAACCTGGAATCAAAGATGTAAATTATGAAAAGAAGTATGGATGTAAGGCTTTTAATATCTGGGTAATTGAAAAGATAGATGATGACTTTAGTAATCGTTGGACTACCGCAACGGGCGGTGGGTTTACCGCAACAGAACTTGCATATGATTTGGGGAAACTCACTCATTTAGAAGAGTATGGGGTTGATCTATCACGTATTTAAAAATAGTTCTTGACTTTTACCTTACATTGAACTATAATAGTAGTTGAAATTAGAGGAGACTTTACAAATGGGATTATTAGCAGGATGGTTTCTATTCTTGACAGTGGCGTTTACCGCCTTCCTTCTCATTGAGAACTTCATGAATGGGTGATCGATTTTATTTACAACAACAGAAAAGAGGAAAGCGCAGAATGGCGTGGGACGACGACAAAAAAGCACAAGCAGTATCTATGTACGAAGATCAAGGCCCGACTCCTGAGACCTCCATGGAGATTGTAAAAGCAATCGCAGAGGAGCTTGAAGAGTCACCAAACGGTGTTCGTATGATTCTTACCAAGGCGGGAGTTTATGTAAAGAAAACTCCTGCTACTGGTAGTACTAAAACCAGTAGTAGTGGTGGTCGAGTATCAAAGGCTGCTGCACAAGAAGCATTGAGTGCGGCAATTACAGATGCGGGCCAAGAAGTTGATGAGGATGTAATCTCAAAGCTGACTGGAAAAGCAGCTCAATACTTCACCACAGTTATCGGTAACGTAAACTCAAACTAAAAAACTTTAGTTGAGCCACTCTCTTTCGGGGGAGTGGTTTTCTGCTACTTACAGAAACAACCTTAGAGTTCGGCAAAGTAAAAAATTTTACTGACCTGCTACCTAAGGAGTATTTGTGAAAAAAGAGGAATTAGCAGACCTTGTAAATGAGTATGGTGATGCAATAATTACTTATCGAAGTGAGAACTCAGGTAAGTTAAAATATAATGTATGTACCCTGGATTTCTCCACACCATACATTCAAAAGAAGAAGAATAGGGCAAAAGAATCCCCAGAGACTTTACTGTTATTCTGTTGGGATACTGATTCTTATCGCTTACTAAAACCAGACAATGTAACCAGTGTTGTTGGATTGGCTTCGGTTTTACAGAATGGTACGCGAAGATGAATATACACGAAGCCCCACCAATGTATGAACGAGTAATTCACTATAATCAAGAACATGAAGTTCAAATCAGATTAAGTGTAAATTCTTTTCGTGGTACAGAGTACCTACACTTAAGAAAGTATTATCTTGATTTTGATGAAGAGTGGAGACCCTCATCCGATGGAGTTGCAATGCCAATTGATTTTAAAAATTCCAGGGAACTCTTCATAGGACTTACAGAAATCTTATCACTAGCCGAGAGTAAAGATATACTTGAAGAACACTTCTCGGACATCCTTCGAAACCTATACATAAAATAGTTCTTGACTTTTCTGTCATTTTTCAGTATAATATATGTCTGAGTGGGAGAACCTATGAACAATTTTATTGAAAAGTGTGATCTTGCATATTACTCTGGCTACCCGATAATCTCGGACGAGGAGTATGATGCACTCATAGCAAAGTATAATTTACGCAGTGTGGGGCATACCATTACTGATGGTGTTCCTCATGCTCATAAAATGTATTCTTTGCAAAAGTTCTTTGATTTAGATGATGCTCCAAACTACTTGGAAGAGGGTAGCAATGTTGTTATTACTCCCAAGTTGGATGGGGCAGCAGTGTCTTTACTATATGTAAATGGGCACTTCGCACTCGGATTGACCAGAGGTGATGGTAATATTGGCCGAGATATTACCGACAAAATGTCTATGCTAGTCCCTGAGGAAATCACCACGTATGGTGAGGTTTTTATTACTGGTGAAGTCGTTTGCCCCTCTGATGTTCCCAACAGCCGAAATGTTGCCTCGGGGTCGCTCGGATTGAAGAGTATTGCAGAGTTCGCTCTGCGTCCTCTGACATTTGTAGCATATGACGTTCAGTCTTCTGAGATCGACTACTCTCATTATCAGACGGCAATGAGGTTGTTGGCCAATCTAGGCTTTAATGTTGTCACCACATTCGACGCTTCACTTTATCCTATTGATGGAAAAGTGTACCGTGCTGACGATCAGAAAGTCTTTAAGCGATTGGGACATACAGCTCACCATCCTCGTGGCGCTTTTGCTTTTAAAAAGCGAAAGGAGGGTGTACATACAGAATTGCTCGATGTTGTGTGGCAGATTGGTAAGTCGGGTATAGTCAGCCCGGTTGCTATTCTTTCCCCTGTCGAAGTGGATGGTGCTCTTGTGGGTAGGGCAACACTACACAATATCGAGTACATTCGCAGCCTGGAGCTAGAGATAGGCTGCACTGTAGAGGTGATACGTAGTGGCGATATTATTCCGCGAATCGTTCGCAGAGTAGACCTGCCAAAAAATAGTTCTTGACTTTTACCTCGCATTTCCGTATAATATATTTTACATTTTTGGAGAACTTTAAATGCTAAGAGAAATCGTACCACCTACGGAATGTCCGTCTTGTGGTAGTACGCTTACTGTGGTTAATGATTTGTTGTATTGTCACAGTGCTAACTGTGTAGCACAGAAGCAAAAGAAACTCGAGCATTTTGCAAAGACTCTGAAGATTAAGGGGCTTGGCCCCGCAACCATAGAGAAGCTGAATATATTTGATTTCGATGAAATCTATATGTGCGACAAAGAAATACTTTGTGAGAAGTTGGGTGAAAAGATCGGTACAAAGTTGTACAATGAGATTGATAACTCTGCTTCAGCTCCTCTTGATTTAGTATTACCTGCTTTTGGTATTCCACTGATCGGAAAATCGGCAACGAAGAAGCTGTCTGAGACTGTTACGTCAATTACTGAAATAAATGCAGACACTTGTGAGCGTGCCGGATTAGGCCCAAAGGCAACTGAAAATTTATTAGACTGGCTGAAAAGAGAGTGGTATGGTTTCTATGATGGATGCCTTCCATTTGATATGAAGTTTTTACGCTCGGTTATTCTGCCTATGCATTTTGATCAGGGTGTAGTCTGTATTAGTGGTAAGCTGAAGAGTTTTAAGACTAAGGCTGATGCAGGCGCCAGGCTAACTACTCTTGGTTACAAAGTGAAAACGAGTCTAACCAAAGATGTAACGATTCTAGTGAATGAAAGCGGTATTGAATCGGCAAAAACTAAACAGGCCAGAGAATCTGGCATTGAAATTGTAACGGATTTAGAATCCTATTTGGAGAAAAAATATGGCACTTCCCAAGTGGACTGATGAGCGTACTGAAGCGCTCACTACTTTTGTGGGTTCCGAGAGCCCCGTATCTCAAGACACTGTTGCAGAAGCAGCAGATCATCTTGAAACCTCTACTCGTTCCATCTCTAGCAAGCTGCGAAAGATGGGCTACGAAGTAGAGCTCGCTTCTTCACGATCTAACCGCGCTTTCAGCGCAGATCAAGAAGCAACTCTTGCAACTTTTGTGCAAGATAACAGCGGTGAGTTTACTTATGCTCAAATCGCTGAGAACTTTGAAGGCGGAGCTTTCTCTGCCAAGTCTATCCAAGGCAAGATTTTGTCTATGGAACTGACCGATCATGTCAAGCCTGCTCCTAAGGTTGAGACTGTTCGCACTTACTCTCCCGAAGAGGAAGAGCAGTTTATCGCTATGGTAAACGACGGTGCGTTCGTTGAAGCTATTGCAGATGCTCTTGATCGCTCTGTAAACTCTGTACGTGGTAAGGCTTTGAGCCTGCTTCGTTCAGGTGAGATCAACGCTATTCCTCGTCAAGAGCACACCAAGGGTGGCGCTAAGGAAGATCCCTTGGCTGACCTCGGTGATGTGTCAGGAATGACTGTTGAAGAGATCGCAGAAGCAATCGGTAAGACTGCTCGCGGTGTCAAGACTATGCTCACTCGTCGTGGCTTGTCAGCTTCTGACTACGATGGTGCAGCTCGAAAAGAAAAGGCCGCTTCCTAAGTAGTCTTTCTTTTCCGCAACCGTGGCATTTGCTACGGTTGCTTTTTTGTGTTTCGGGGAACAAGTGAATATATCTAGCGCATTAATCAAACAGATTATTATGCTCCAGGATGCTGATACCTGGAGTTACTTGCGTAAACATTATCTTCCTACTGAGTACCACACCCTCTTTTCTATAATTGACGGGCATTCTCAGAAATTTCATAAAGTTCCCACGTTTGAGGATCTTAAGTTTGAAATCCGAGACACAGCTTCACGAGATAAACTTCTCGCTATTGAAGCACTTGATGTTGAAGCAGACCCCCCTATGCTGCTTCAGTATCTCAAGAATGAGTACACTCAGAAAGAGATTCTGTACTCTCTTGAAAAATATATTGACTCCTCCATCTCATTTGAAGATGCTGAGGAGTCAGTATCCCATCTGCATCAGATTGTTCTAGACATTGAAGAAAAAGTAGAGCTAGAACAGCCTCAGGAAAGTATGCAACGTATTTCCCTGTTTCCGCCAGATGAGGAGTTGGATAAGTACTTACCCTTGGGTCTCAATACCGCATTTGATGATGAGTTCAAGTTTTCTCCCCGAGACTTGATTCTTGTCGGGGGTCGACGCGGGGCAGGAAAGTCCATTACATGCTGTAACATAGCTAACAATGTATTCGAAAGTGGAAAGTCGGCAATCTATTTCACAATTGAGATGGATAGTCGTGAGATTTTACAAAGATGTTGTGCCATTGCCACAGGTATTGCTCACGATAAACTTCGTAAGCGCACACTGAGTGTGACTGAGTGGGAAACTGTAGCAGCTTGGTGGGC